CCTTAGAAGTAAATCTTCTGAATTGATGTCGGCAGTTAAAATGCCCACCATTGATGAACGTACCAGGGAATCTGCTTTCTATTTGTTTTTTTGTCATTGGCCCAGCAGCAGAAATCTGTAAACAAATATCAGAGGTTCTATCATCTATTGGCCCAGTATAGATAAACATAGTATTGGCTGGAGCGTTCTCTGCCATCTGCTTTATTACCGATCTATTGAACTTTGCTATCGAATCAGTATAAAGTGATTTAGCTTGGAATGGTGAAAGCACACCAGCTTGGCCTTTAGTCAAGGCATCTACAAAAGCCTCTCTTGGTAATCCATTCACAACAGATTCGGTGAATAGACTTTTCATCTGGACATAAGTATCATCAAACTTTGAACGATAGATATTAAGATCGCTTTCAACCAACGCTCTTAATACAGATTCATCAACATCTGCAAAACCATCCATATCTCTTAACGCATCAACATAAGATTGAGCTACGTTGTTAAGCTCTCTATTAAATCCAAGTTCATTCTCTATTAAATCCTTGAAATCAATATTACCGATAGCTACTAATAACTGACTTAGTTCAGCACCACTATCAATCGTTCTTTGATAGAGAGAAGCTATCCTATTAAGAGCTGACTCGTATTTATTAGCGAATATGTCTGGATTGTATGCCATTAGCTACTAAGTATCTCTCCTAATGTTGGAGCTGGAGCTTCTGCTTCTGGCTGCATCTCGGCTACCATCTCATCTAATTCTTCTTCAGAAAGATCTGGATTATATTTTCTTAACCAATCCTTTGGAGTTGAGAGTTCGTTTGCCCACTCCCAGTTCCATTGTTCTCTTTCTTCTTTAGCCGTTAGAGGGAATCTTGGCTCTGAGAAATCAACGCTGTATTCATCGGATATGTTGATCCCATGCACTTCCAAAATTCTTCTATCGGTTTCAAATCTTCTATTCTCTACACCTCTCCAGATCATCTGGTAATCTCCCATAACTGCTTCAGTTAAATCTATCTCGGCCATCTTTAATGCTTCACCAGATACAAAAGATTCACGACCTACTGACCATTTAACTTTGAGGTTATTGTTGTAAGCAACTGAATCAACATAGAAACGTATAGACTCAATGTAATCTTTCAAGTTTCCACCTGGACTAACGAAATTGAATGATGCCCCTTCTGGGAGAACCATTGGCTTATCAACACCCAAGCTCACTTTACTCATCTGATCAACTCCAGATATGA